CTCTAGCAAATTCATCCTCATATAATAATTTCATTTCTTGTGTTCTTTGGGGTGCAAATTTCATAGATAAATAATAAGTTAATCCTGCAACCATTGCCGGAACAAATCTATAAGGGGTATCAGTTGCATTAGTGTAAGCTCCAACATCTTGAATTCTTTTTACATAATGAATATTTAAATAATTACTTGCAGCAGTTGAGTTAGGTAAAGGGTAAAGTGTTATCGTAACTTTATCAATAAATCTTTGTATCCAAAATTGTGATGGTGTTCCATTAGCTGCTTTATTTGCTGTTGCAGCATAAGCGTCTCTTGCAACTTTAGTTAAACCTGTATCTGATTGAGAAGTTGTATTATAATTTTGTCTATAGTTAACATTTAAAATATCTGTAATACCGTAAACATTTGTTGTTGGTACTGTGGTTGCTTGAGGTGAAGCGGCTGCGGCTGCGGCACTATCAACTGAGTTTCTATAAAAAGTATAAGTACCTGCACCTTCGTCAGTTGCATTTACATCAGTAGTTGAACCTACTATTAAATTAATATTAGTGTTTCCAATTTCCCAAAAGTGTGCACCTCTGTTTCCCCATTCTTGAAATAAAATATTTAAAGATCTCTTGGCTGTTTTTAATTGATGTCCAGCAGTTCCTACTAAACCAATACGCTCATAAGCGTCTTGTATAATTTCATCAATAGAAAAGTTCTGATCAAATGCATAAGCTCCTGAAGTTGTATTAGACATTTAATACTCCTTTAAAATGTTCCTACTATATAAAAGAAATCACAGTTAGTTACATCTGCATATATTCCAGTGTTAGCATAAATACCTGCTCCTGGTAAATTAAATTCCATAATTTCATTAGCTGCTGTTCCAAACTTACCATGAAAAATTAATGCAGAAGCTGTTTTAGCAGTCCCTATTTCATTATAAAGTTTAATTTCAGCATCTGCTGCAGAAGCTTGAGCATATATAGTCATAATATTTGCTTTAGTAATGTTGGCTGCTGAACCGGCTACGAGTGCTTGCACTTGTCCGTCTGCTGCTAACACAACTGATTGTCTTACTTTTGATGTTATTGACATAATTTTATTCTCCTTAAAATTTTGTAGAGGCCCCGAAGGGCCTCTTAATTATTTATTATGCTTCTTTTGCCCAAACACCTTGAACGTCTACAACTGTCCAAAAAACAGTTGAGTTCAAAGATGCAAGAGTAACAAAGTCACCTACTTTAGATGTAGATTGTGTATTAATAAGATCTTTATCGTCTGTTAAAGATCCAGCATACAAAATACCATCCGCAGCATTAGGACTAATTGTAAAAGTGTTAACGCCATCTTGTGCAGTATTTACAAATGTAATTACTCTTCCGATTGAGATTGCAGGTAAAGTAAAAACAACACCATCAGTTTTTGATGTAAGTGTTTTTCCTGAATCACCGTTTGCTACAGTATAGCTAGATTCTTTTTTTTCAATATTAAATCCAGTTAAACCTGCTTCATTGATTTTCCCTTGAAGTACGGGTCCTCTAAATAGAGTTGTTGCCATGATATATTCTCCTAGTTATTATGAATACTGTCTCTAGGCCGTCCACTATATTAGGTCAGCATTCAATTAATTTATTATATAGTAAGTAAGTAGTACACTAGATTTGAATAGAGTGCAAGAGATCCTACGGTAAAAATGCGATTTACGCGATGTAGCTTTGGTGACTTAAGTAGCTACAGAAACTTGTGGAGCAGAGTTTTCAACTCTATTTTGAACGTCAGCAATTCTAGCTTCTTCAAGCTTTATGTCAGTAATGACCTTTTTAATCGTGTCATCAATCCTAACCATTTCAAGAGTATATCTGTTATTATCCAGATGCTCCTGTTGCCACTTCAACTCCAAGTACCTTTTTTGTTTGTATAGGTCTCGTATCATTAATAACCTCTTCATAAGTTATTCTATTTAATCCCGGATGATAACTATCTCCGAGATGTTCCCAAACTATACTCTTTTCTCCTAGTTTGTCAAGTATAACTTTTTCAATATTTTCAACTGTATCATCAACATGTTCAATACTAAATTTAGCATGGTAGTTGTAGGCCCAGATATTGATTAGAGTTTTTTTCATAATTTTTCTTTCTACTATTAAAATGTGGCCGAAACATGTCCGGCCACAAAATGATTATTGCTTACGCACCTTCACAACCGTAGATACCTCTAAAGTCAGAAACGCCGAAAGCGTATCTTTCTCTAGCTTTGTATCTAACATTGCCTGTATCGAAGTCTCCTTCCATTGAAGTAGTCAATGGAGTTCTTGAGAACATCTTCATACCATTAGGACAATCTGTAATGATGTACCAAGAATCAGAATCAGTTAGGAAGTTGTTCACTCTGTAACCTTGAGGAATCATACCCATTGAGTTGATTGCATTGATGTCATTATCAGCTGTTTGAGTTCTGCCTTGAGACTTCATAAGTCTTTCAGCATTGAACTGATTTGCAGAAGGAATTATCATTTTAACTCCTTTTGCAGCTATTCTCAAACCTCTTTCATCAGTTAGAGCAGCGATATCAATCAATGCTTGTTCTAATGAAGTTTCGTTTAAGTCCGCTTGAGTTGCTAAAGTGTTTGATACTGTACCCGCGATAGTTGGGTGAGAAGTACTAAACAAGTTTACAGCATCACCTGATTTAAATGTTGATGTACCAGTTATTGATGGTAGACCATTATTTAAAGGGTTAGCGCCTTTAACTTCTTTTGCGTTAGACATAGATCTTGCTAGTGCTTTTGTGTATCTAGAAGAAAGTCTGTCATAAAGGTTGTCCTCTATTGCTTCTTCTGTGATAGCGAAAGCTAGCGCGATCGTTTCCATAGTGTATCTTGCAGTGTAAGTCTCTTGTGCATCATCGTATGATACGCCTTGACCTTCTGCTTTTACATCTGCGTTAGCGAAACCAGATAACATTACTTCCTCTTCGAAAGCTCTGTCTGATGATTCCGTCGTATAAATCTCAGCGTGCTGATTTTCATACTTTTTATATTCCAGACCGAATAGTGCATTCAAACCTGGTTCTAGTTCTTTAACTAGCTGTGCTCGTGATATTGCCATGTTATTATGCTCCTATTATTGCCATGTTAGTGCGCTAATTAAGTACTGGTTAAGATTCTGACATACAACTACAGTGCTATTCGCTGCTGCGTTATCGTTATTTTCAGGATCTTCTGCCATTCTTAACACACGCCATTGATTTGCTGTGTCTGATATAGTTCCAACTGTTAGCTCTGAACTTGACTGACCAGAAGTTTCTGATCCTGCCGCAGTTACAGTAACTCCACAAGTTCTACCAAAGTTTGCTTGAGTTATTGCTGCGTCTGCACTAACTGTAAACAGTTGTAGAGGGTTGTCGATTACGAAAGCCGTAACGTCTTCACTATTAGCCGGTGTAATCGGTTGATTATACCAGTTCGCCCATGTAGGTTTTTGAGTTGTCGCTGCATTGTAAAAAATGCCGTTCAAAATCCCTATAGACTTGTCTGTGATAGCCGCTTGTGCAGTTTTAATATATCCAACTTTGCTCTGTACTACAGAACCTTGGAATAAATCAACAGCATACGCAGCGTCTATGTAGTATTTGCCTTGACCGCCAGCAGCGTCAGTTGAACCAACAGTGCCTTGAGCTATAAGACCAAATCCTACGGTGTTTCTATTTGCCATAGTTATTTTCTCCTTATGTGACCTGTCCTTGCGGACCTCCAGTCACGGTTAATGTTATCGTTGGAGAAAGAAATATTATTTCTTTGTACCACCGAAGTTTTTGCTAGAATGCTCATACTTCATGGGCATTCTTTTATCCTGATCCTTCAGTAAGTCGTTTTCTAAAGCTTCGTTTTGTCCTTCAGTTTGTCTTTGCTGATAGGCAACACGGCTTTGTGCGAGTTCTTCGGGTATCCTTGCCAGGAGAAGGCCACCTACTCCAATGACTCCAGCGTATTTTCCGTCCATGACAACAGGGTAGGATTCAGAATCATATTCGTCAGCTCTCACTAACTCATAACCAGATCTCAATCTACCGTGAATACTTTTGGTATCATTGAAACCCATTGACTCTGCTCTTATCCATCTGTGCCTAAATCCGTCAGGCGCTGGTGGTGCATCTAAAGATGATGGGGGCTTATACTCTTTTGGTCTTTCAGTCTTTGACCGAATATTAGCCGCACGTAAAGGTTTTTTTTGTTCTTCTTCTTTTTTCATATGCTTATGCTCCTTCCGTGAGTTTTAATTGTTTTGCATACTCTTCTAGTGGCACACCTAATTTTTTAGCTATTGCTACCTGTGATGATGTGAGTCTCACAGTTTTGCGTCCTTGTTTTACACTTCTATTCGCAGAAGCCACCGACTGAACGGGTTTAGACGTAGTTGTATCAGTCTTACCAAATTTATGAGGAAAGTCAACTCTAATTCTCTTGTCTATTTCTACATAATACTCGTCACCTTTAGGATCAAAGCCTTCTTTCTCCACTAAATCCTTATGAATTTCGAACGCAGTAAAAGTCATGGCTCTATCTTTTCCAAACCATGTATTTCTACTAGCCCAATCTTCAGCTTCAGGATCAGCTTCGGGTAATGATCTCGGTGTCTGTCTTGGTAATCTACCGCCGTCAGATAATTCAACAGGAACTTCCTGTTCAACGTTCTGTTTTTGTTGTTCCATTCTTGCGTTTTCAAATGCAAGAGTAGCAACTTTTTTATTAGCTTCAACTTGAGCAGCAGCGTCACCGGCTTCAATAGCCATTGCAAGTTCTTTTTGCGCAGACTCCATTCCAGTTTTTAGATTATTTTCAAACTTTTTAGTATAATCTAAATCTACTTTTTTAAATCGCTCATTATCAAGTTGTCTTTTTGTTTCTACAGCTTTAGCATATTCAAGAGCAGAAGCTTCTCTTCGCTCCGCCTCTCTCATCTTACGAGTTAATTTCGCAATACGAGCTTGAACGCCTTTACCATAATCTTCTAATGCTTCGTCTTGTGTTCCTGTATCCGTTTTTTCTTCTACTACTGTTTCTTGTTCCGTGGCTCCTGTTTCTTGTTCCGTGGTTTCTGGTGCAGTATCAATAACTGCTTCCTCTTTTGTCTCTTCAATAGCTACATCGACCTCTGGGCCTGATGTATCTAAATCGACAGTTTTTTTCTCTTCTTCTGGCATAGTGTCTCCTTTTCTACTATGTTAATATTTGTGCAGGATATCTGTTGGATCCTGTACGGTTGCAAGTATTTCATCTTCATTTAAAAGACGAACTTCGCCTCCTTCAATTTCAATACGTGATCCTGCATAACGTGCAAAGACTACCCAATCACCAACCTTGCACCACGGACCATTGGGATATCTTTCTTTATCAACATAACATGCATCACCCATCGCAATAACGTTTCCGCATTGTGAGGCAACTTGTTGTCTGTCGATAGTTTCATTCCCTAATAGGATTCCGCCGTCAGTTTTCTCTTTCATTCTGAAAGGTAAAATTAACATTCTCCAGCCGGTAGGCATGGGGAGCTTAGTGGTTTCTTTGGTAATTTCTTTTTTAGGCTCTTCTTTGTATTTGTCTAAAAGTGCTGACTTAACTTTTGGGACCTCTTTTGAGGTTGATGACTGTTCCGCTTGTTTCATTTTGTTCCTTATCGGTTAGCAGGCTAATGATTTCCTGACGCACTGATTCCAATGCGTTTATTTGTCCTATTATATACTTGTAAGTCTCCATCTTGTCAACTCCACCAGAAGTGACAGATATTGATAATTGATTTATTCTATTGTCTAATGCTCTTCTTAATTTAGTTACTACTTGTTCTGGTTCCATGGTTCCTTTCTATTTTTTTGCTAGTTTATCTTTGTTTATGCCCTTTTTAATTATGTAGTCCTGCGTACCATTAGCACCCGTTTCTACTTCTTTTTTTAAAAACTTAAAAAGATTCATTTCTTTTATTTTCTTTTCTGTATGTTTTAAAAAACTTTCTAATACTTTTGTATCTCTCACTAGCAATTCCACTTTCTAAGTGACTTAGATAATCTATCTTTAGACATTTTATTATCCTTTTATAATTGCAACACAAGTGGGACAACTTTTTATAAATCTTACATGAGACCCACAGTGCATTTGTTTTTCTTCATGAACCGGTACATCCGGTTCAG